ATATAAATTCGTTTATAGATTCTTCTTAGCCTACCTCCTGACGCTCCGTTGTTCCAATTTTTAAAATTTAATGTAATTGTTTTCATAATTCTATTTCGCCTATAATTAGTGAGAGGGACTTTACTCTGTTAATTTTTTAATTCTATCTGATATTATTTTCTCAATTTCTTTTTCAGCTTCCTTCCTTAATTTCTTCTTCTTCTTTCTTGGGGAATTAGTGTAATTCGTTGGAATTAAACCTCCCTTACCACTATATGCAAAATAATCATTCATATCTATTGTGTTTAATTTATATTGTTCCTTAAAGTATCTTTCTTCCTTTAATTCTTTAATTAAATATTTACTTGATTCTTCCATCTGCTTCTTCAACTGCTGCTTCCCAGGAACTACAACAATGATCTTTACAGCTATAGCATAATCCTGATTCAGACATTCTGGCTTCACAACAAGCTGAAACCTGACTCCATTCATCCTCACAATCACAATCATCATTATCTCCACAAATCACACACCTTTGATGATCTTCACAATGATCATCATTATGTTCTATTTGTTTATCACAATCTTCTATACAGCAAATAGGATTATTGCCATCAAAATCAGTTGGATCATCCCCATGACTTGCATGTGTAGCTTTTACCCAACTTTCAAAAAATTCTTTATTAATCATATTAAAAGTTTACAATTATTTCTTTATTTTCAATATCAACATATATATCTATTGGCTGAATGCAATTACCAAATTCAATACAACTTGTATCAGTTTTAAGCTCCCAGCCTTTATCATCACTATCTATTTCTTGCCTTTCTGATTCTAATATATCTTCATCTGATTGATAAACTACACCTACAACTTTAGTTGCGTAAACTCCTATATCTTTTACACCCCAATCTCTCATTTCAGTATAGTATTCCCAGGAAACAACAAAAGCTCCCTCTAAATCGTAAGTGTTTTGGTTGGATTTGTAATTACCATTGTGTATGCTGACATTTAATTCAGCCAATCTTGTTTCAAAATTCATAGTTTAATGTTTTGTTTAGTATTACAATATAATAACTAATTTTTAACTTTACCAAATTATTTTGTATAAATCTTTATTCCACTAAGTTCCATAATTAATAAAATACATTGTGTTATATTGTATTTATGAATTGGTATAGTATAAAAAATATTGCTAAAAGTCAAATGACTGAGGTAATGATATATGATGAAATTGGAAATTTTGGGGTTGATGCCAAGTCTTTTATTAATGAGATAAAACAAATCCCTAATGATACATCTGTTCTTTTAAGGATAAATTCGCCAGGAGGTTCTGTTATAGATGGTTTAGCAATTTATGATGCTATAAATAGAATGCCACAAAAAGTTACTGCTCGTATAGAGGGAATTGCTGCTTCAATGGCAAGTGTTATTGCACTAGCTGCTGATGAAGTAATTATGAGTGAAAACTCTCTTTATATGATTCACAATGTTTGGGGAGGTGAAGTTGGAGATTCAGATGATTTAAGAAAAGCTGCTGACCTTATGGATAAAATGGGTGAAAGGCTTATTAATATATATGTTTCAAAAACTGGTCAAACAGAAGAACAAATCCGTTCTTGGATGGATGAAGAAACTTGGTTTAATAGTTCAGAAGCAAAAGAAGCAGGTTTTATCAACTTAGTAGAAGAGCCTATAAAAATGGCAGCTATGTTTGATATAAAGAAGTACGACTACAAGAATACAAGTATTGTAGAAAAATTATTTAATAATCAAAAAAAAGAAAATCAAATGGAAAAAGAGTTTGAAAACTTAAAATCTTTTATTTCTGATATGTTTAGTAAAACAGCAGAATCTAAAGAAGTAAAAATTCTTGACAATGATGAGGTGTCTAGTAAAATGAATGCTATAGAAGAGTCTATTGAAGAGTCAGCTAAAGCAATCGTTGAGCTAAATGGTTCTATCGTTGAAAAGGATGGTTACATAGCAACACTTACTGAAGAGCTTAATGGCTATAAAGTAAAAGAAGCGAAAATGGAGGGAACTCCGAGTGATGTTGTGCCTAGTAAAGATCCTAGCCCATCATTAGAAGCTAAAACTGAGTGTCAATGGGATGTATATGCAAATAACATAGCTTCTGACAACAAAGTGTACTTTAAAAATTAAAAATTAACAATAAAAAAATAAAAAAATGGCAAATGTATTATCATCAAGTTTAACATGGAGTCAAGAAGATGCAAGAAAATATTTCTTAGCACCTCTTTTCTTTGAAAACAACCACCTAGTAGGGATGGATGTTATTTCTGATGTTTCTGGAGCTTCTATCTTATTAGATAGATACACTTCTGTAAAAGACATCACTAAATCAATGAGTCAAGTATGCTTCGCAGCAGATGGAACTCAATCAACAAATTCTAACATAACTTTAACACTATGTAGATTAGAAGTAGAGCATGCACAAAAAGCTGTAGCTTTACTTTCTCACATAAAATCACAATTACTTAAAAAAGGTATCAATAGAGCTGATCTATCTGGAACTATATTTATGGAAATTGTTTCTGAAATTGTTATGCAAGGAATAATGAGAGATTTCTCTACTATCTTATGGTGGGGTGATGCAACTAATGGTGCAACTGAATCTACTCAATTACTTTGTAATGGTATCTGGAAATTTTTAGATGGTCATGTTGGTGCTGCTTTACCAAGTGCACAAGTAAAAGTATTCAATGCTAATATTATTACAACTTTAGAGGATATGTTAGCTGCTCGTTCTGTAGAATTAGCTACTGCTGACAATCAAATTATCTACTGTTCAAGAGCTTTTGCTGAAGGATATGCAAAAGAATTAAGAGCTTCTAACGGAGCACATACTGCTGCTTATGCTGATTTACAAAATGGAGTTGGTGCATTAAGATTCAATGGTGTAAAATTAGAGGTTGTAAACTCTTGGGATGTTGATATTGCAACTTATGGTGCTGCTTTAGCTAACATGACAAATGGTTTAGCTCCAAATGCTGTAGGAGATACTAAATGTGCAATATGGACTGCTACTAACAACATTACAGTTGGTACTGACTTTGTAGCACAAGATGTAGACATGTGGTACAACAGAGATTGTAAAGAAAACAGATTCAGAATGCTATATTCTATGGGTGTTGCTGTTAAAGAGCCTGGAATGTGTGTAACTATGACTCAAGATTAATAATTAATTTATCTTAGGGGGGAGTAAAATCCCCCCAACGATTAACAAAAAAAAATAAAAAAAAATGGCTTTAACACAAGGACACGCAATAGCATGTTGCGATAGAAACAGAAGAGGTGGGATTAAAAGAATCTGGCTTATGGAAACGGACAAACTTACTGGTGCTGTAACTTACGCAGTTACAGGAACTCCAACTGGAGCAGCAGGAGGTGAAATCACAGCTTTCCCTACAGTTCCAGGTACAACTCCTAACGAGGTTGCAAACTGGTTTGAATTTGAATTTGAAAGAGGAACTGCTGGTTTTTCTGCAAATGCAACTAGAGAAAATGGTTCAACAATGGTAAACATAGAGCTTGAATTTTATGTTCCAAAAATAACTGAAGAAATTAATCAAAGATTAAGAGAATTAACTGAGTCTTGTGGAATTTACGCATTATGTGAGTCTTATGCTGATGACTGTGATACTGCTGATCCAGAAACTTATTTCTTCATGTTAGGATATGACAAAGTATTTGAAAAGAAAGCATATTTAGAGTTCGCTTCAGGTGAGCAAACTACTGGTGTTGGACTACAAGATGCAAATGGTACTGCTGTTAAATTAGCTGGAATGCACGCAGAATATCCAAGAGAAGTATTAATTGCTCTTAACCAAACTACTAATACTCAGGCATCTACTGCCAACATGGTAGACATGTGTCAGATTACTACTGGTGCAAATCTTGCTTGGACTACAGACTAATTAACTTTATTATGAGAAAAAGGGGGGGGGATTCCTCCCTTTTCTTGTAATTTTTTGTATATTTGAAAAATAATTAAATTATGAAATATAAATTTGACAATAAATATTTTTTATCTAATGATAATGAGTTAGTTCCTTTAGGTAAAAATTCAATTAGTGTAACTTTTTCTTCTAACTTCAGTCAAAAAGTTTTAAGTAAATTACATATTTTAGGCAAATCTTATGTTAGTTTAGAAGGTGATGATGTTAAGGAAGTCAAAGTACCTAAATTAGATATAAAACCAAAGAAAAAAGTTAAATTAGATGAGCCGAAAAAAACAACAAAATATACCTCTAACTCAAACGAAAAAAAGTCCTAAAATATTAGGATATTCGTTTTCAAAAGATGTATCAAAAGCTGCTCCAAAAGAGCCAAGTCTTACTTCAGAGGTATTGAGGGATGACTGGATTCCTTTTGGTAAAAATAATTTATTCCCACAAGAACTTTCAGAGCTGTCAAGAGCAGCATCTACGCATAGGGCAATACTTAGCACTAAAACAACATTCAGTATAGGAGAAGGGTTAATAACTTCTAACAAAGCATTAAAAGCATTATTAGAAGATGTTAATGTTTACGGAGAATCTATGGATGATGTTGCAAAAAAAGTTATATCAGATTACTGGAAACTAGGTAATGCTTATATGGAAGTAGTTGTAGGTCAGGGTTACATAAATTTTTTCCACCAGGATGGAACTACAGCTAGAGTACACAAAGGTGGTAAACACATTTTATTACATCCAGACTGGGAACATGCAAGAAGATTCCCAGATGATATGAGGAAAGTACCAACTTATCCAGATTATAAAAAAGATGGTGAAGTTTATAGATCTATTATTCACTTTTCTGATTATGAGAGTACATATTATTATTATGGAATGCCTGATTACTGTGCAGCTTTAGACCATATTCGCATTGCCAATCAAATAGGGGTTTATAACCTAACTCGTTTCAAAAATGGGTTTATGCCAAGTGCTATTGTGGAGTTAAATGCAGACATGGGAGAGGATGAAGCACAAGACTTTATAGATGATGCTGTAGCTAAACTAACTGGAGCTGGAGATAATTCTAAAATATTATTTATAGCTAAGAATGGTGATGGTGATGCTACAAATGTTCAAATAATTAATGATACTAGTGATGGTTCTTTTATGGAGCTTCAAAAAATCACAAATGACAATATAATATCGGCACACAGATGGAATCCAGCTTTATCAGGGATTCAAGTTGCTGGTCAATTAGGCAACAACCAACAAATACTTACTGCTTATGATATTGCTATGAGCACAGTAATTAAAGAACCTCAACAAATGTTTTTGAAATGTTTGAAAAAAATATTAAAAGTTGAAAGAGCAATAAATGCAAGTGATTTAAGATTTTATACTAAACCACCAGTTTCTTTGTTAGGTGCTATTGCTCCATCAGAATTTATATCAATAAAAGAGGGAAGAGAGATATTCCATTTGCCAGAATTGAATGAAAAGCAAATGAAAGAGTTGCTGGAAGAGAAGGCTGCTAATAAGCCAGTTAAAGAGGAGTCTAACGATAAAAAAGAAGAAGATGGCACTAATAACTAGAGGTGAAGTAGTAATTAAAGCAATGACAAATGCTAATTTTGATAAGCATTTAGTAAAAAAGACTTTCATAGAAATAGCTGAACTTAATCATGTTAAACCATTTTTAGGTGATAAGCTATATAAAAAAGTTTCTACTGGTAGCTATGTAGTGTTAGTAAATGACTATATAAAAGATTATTTAGCATTTTGCATTAAGTTTGAAATATTACCAGATATAACATATAACACAACATCTCAAGGTGTTGTGGACAACCTGGCTGATTTTACCAGTCCAGTTAGTGAAAGAAAATTAAATTACCTTAGACAAGAAACTTACAAGAAAGCAGAAACTTTTAAAAAGAAAATGCACATTTATTTAGATGAGAATAAAGTATTATATCCAGAGTGGAATGGATGTGGAACTTGTAGCTCTTGTAATGGAGGTAGCTCTGTCAGTAAAAGACATGGCATAATAACTTATTAATAAATGAAGAATCACAATAATTTAACGGATTCCCAGATACACAATGCGAAAGGATTTGAACCAGCTAGGAAGAGAAGTGTATCTACTAAAAATCATCTTAATGGTGTAGATTGGGTAAAATCAAACTATACCAGTTCTGTATTGTTAGTAGCTCCTGCTGATCAGCAAGGCCATTTACATCACAAATATTTTTGTCTATATAATAGCCATGATTTAGTAAAATATGCTGTATATTTTAAAGTAACAAGTAGTCAAGCTATGCTAACTCCTGCTGGCTATGGTGGGGTAATTTGTGCAGACTTAACTGCTAGTGGAGCAAATTCTACTGCATTACAAGTAGGAACAGCATTACAAGTTGTTTTAAACGCACATTCTGACTTTACAGCTTCAAGAAATGGTGAAAGTGGTAATGTTACTCTAACTGGATTAACTACAGCTAGTCCTGCTAAAGATGTAGATAGTACAGTTACTATAACTATAACAGATACAGAGGTTGTAAACGAGGTTTTACATACTAATGCTGAAGGTCATATAAAATTTACTCCATTTAGCTCAATAATGTCAGGTCTTAATCTTTTATCTGACAAAGCATATACTCATACACAATCAGAATCTTCAGCTACCTGGGTGGTAAATCACAATTTAGCTAAAAACGCATCCGTAACAGTAGTAGATTCGGCAGGAACAGTTGTAATTGGTCAGGTAGATTATAATACTATAAATCAAATAACACTAACATTCAAAGCTACTTTCTCTGGAAAGGCATATTTCAATTAATTAATAAATAAATAAATAAAAAAACAAATGGCAATTAAATTTTTACATGATCTTGATGTAGCAGGTAACATAGATCTAAACGACAATCAATCACTAAACATGGTGATTCAGCATCTAGCGAACAATCCTACGGCAGTTGAGGGGAAAATATACTACAATACTGGTTCTGATAAACTAATGGTATGTCTTGGTACTCAAGCATCAGATTGGACTGAATTATCAAGTGCAACTGGAGATATTACTTCTGTAGCTGGTGGTACAAACATCAATGTTTCTGGAGGTGATACTGGAGATGCAACTGTAAACTTAGATTCTTCAGTAACAGATGCAATAGCTCTTAATACTTCAAAAGATGGAATTACTAGTGGTCAAGCTTCAGCAATTACAGCGAATACTTCTAAAAATGGTATATCGGCTGCTCAAGCAAATGCAATTAGTGCAAATACATCTAAAACTGGTATTACTAGTTCTCAAGCAACTGCTATTTCAACTAATAGTGGGAAAACTGGTATTACTTCAGGACAAGCGAGTGCTATAACTGCAAATACAGCTAAAAATACAGATGTAAATCACAATGTTACTACTGATTTAAGTGCTTCAGCTAATGGAACTTCTTTAGTTATAGAATCTTCAGATGGAGATAATGCTTCACTTCCAGCAGCTACTACATCTGCTTGGGGAGCAATGACTGATGAACAAGCTTCTGCTGTAATAGCAAATACATCTAAGACTGGTATTAGTTCAGGTCAAGCTTCTGCTATAACTGCGAATACTTCAAAGACTGGCATTACTTCAGGTCAAGCATCTGCAATTACAGCTAATACTTCAAAGACTGGTATTACAAGTGGTCAAGCATCTGCAATAACTGCAAATACTAATAAGACTGGTATTAGTTCAGCTCAAGCTAGTGCAATTACAGCTAATAGTGCAAAGGCAACAGATGTTAATCATAATGTTACTACTGATATAAGTATTACTGGTAGTGATGGTGCATTAACAGTAGTATCATCTGATGGTGATGATGGAGAAATTCCAGTAGCAACTGCTTCAGTTTCAGGTGTTATGACTCCTACACAAGTAACTGCTTTAGGTAATAGAGCTCCTTTAGCTTCTCCAACATTTACTGGTACTCCAACAGTTCCAACACCAGCAACAAGTGATAATGGTAGATCTATTGCAACTACTGCTTTTGTAAAATCTAATATTTCAGATCTTGTAGGAGGTGCTCCAGGTGCTTTAGATACATTAAACGAATTAGCAGCAGCTATTGGTGATGATGCTTCTTATGCTTCAGGTATTACAACTGCTTTAGGATTAAAAGCTCCTTTAGCTAGTCCTGCATTTTCAGGTACTCCAACTGGGATTACTAAAGCTCATGTTGGTTTAAATAATGTAGCAAATATTGCAGTAAGTGGAACAAATACTGGTGATGAGCCAGATGCAAGTACAACTGTAAAAGGTATTGCAGAAAGAGCAACAACAACAGAAGCAAAAACTGGTGTTGATGATACTAGATTTGTAACTCCTGCTGGGTTAGCTAACAGATCATACACTACTGCAATAGGTGGTGCTGCATCAATAGCAGTAACTCACAATTTAGGCACAAAGGCAGTTATTGTTCAAATGTTTGATACTAGCTCTTTTGAAACTGTATATGCACAAGTAGTTAGAAATACTGTTAATCAAGTTACTGTAGATTTCCGTACAGCTCCTTCTGCTGGAGATGTTACAATAATGGTTATTAAAGTACAATAATTAGATGTCGGTTAATAAATATGAAAAGTTTGGTTCTAGGGGATTTTCCCCTAGTTCCAATACTGATGGCAATGGAGAAGGAGATGTAGTAAATATTGGTGGTGGTAGCGAAGAGTATCCAGTTGTTCAAGGAAGATGTTATTATCTCAATGGTTCTGGTTATTGGTCTTATTCTGATGCTGATGCTGCTGTTTCATCTACAAGTTTATTAGCTATAGCTTTAGGTTCTGGAGATCCTGGTGAAGTCGGTATGCTTCTAAGAGGAATGGTTAGTTTATCCGTTGCTCCTGGTGCTGGTTGTGGAATACCTTTATATTTATCAAATAATTCAGGGCAAATAACTAGAGTTGCTCCAAGTGGTGCTAGTGATTATGTTAGAGTTATTGGTTACAAGGTAACTACTGGAGCTGAAGATAAAAAAATCTGGTTTAATCCTGATAATACTTGGATAGAAATATCTGAAGGATAATGGCAAGTTCTTTAAGTCATATAAATGGAGTTGGTCAAACTCGCATAAGAAGTGTTAATACTGTAGCACTTGCTAACATTGGTACAGCTATTGGAGTGGAATATAATGCACCTTCTCCTTCTTTTGGTAATGATAATGCTGTGGCAAAGTCTATTACTACTGGTACTGGGCAATCTGTTCGTATAGCAGACACAAATGGTAAATTTAACTTTATTCATAGCTCTGCCTATACTATATCTTTTTGGGTGAAAGCAGGATGGAATAGTTCTTTAAATACTAATATTCATTTATTTTCTTCTACAACTTCAGGAACAACAAATTCTAGTGCTAATATGATAAGAATTTTTTATCATGAATCTTACAATAGATTATATTTTGAATATCGTTCTGCTTCAAATGCAAAAAAATCTAACTTTTATTTATTCCATGCGAACTCTGGTAACCATGCTGCTGCTTATGCTGCTGCTGGTTTAGGAAGTTCACAATATTGGAGTAGTGCAAATAGAGGTAATGCTAATTCTGCTGGTTATACAATGATTACAGTTACTAAAGGAACATCAAATTCTGCTGGATCTAGTAATGCTCCAATGTACTGGAATGCTACTCCACTAGGAAATGGTCATTATGGCTCAAATGGAACTGGACAAGGAACTCCTAATATGAGTACAGCAGACAGACAAATAGCTATAGGTAGTAATAGTTGGAGTTATGCTAAATCAGGTAATAGTGCAGAAACAAAATACAATGATCTAACTGTTTGGAATAAGAAATTATCACAATCAGAGATTACTGAATTATATAATAGTGGCACTCCACTTGATGCAACTGCACATAGTGCTGCTTCTAGTTTAAAAATGTATTATAAAATGGAAAACAATGGTGTAGATAGTAGTGGAAACTCTGCTCCTAATATTGTTTTAAGTGGTAACTCTAATTTTGAATCAAAATAATGAACTATTATATATTAACAGATGAAGTTTTTGATGAATTAGACAAAGATCTTATAGATTTTGCACTACAAAGTATTGATGAAACTGAATGGACTGTTACAACAACAGAAGTGGTAGATAATGAAATATTAAGTTTTGAAAATACTTTACAATTATCTTTATACACTATTGAAGAGGGTTCTTTTTGGACTGGAGATAATACTGGTATAGAAGTATGGGAGTTGGAAGAAATAAAATATTTAAAAGGAATATAATAATTAATAAATAAAAAACAAAAAAATGGCAACAACAGTATTAAACGCAAACTTAACAGTAACATTAACAGATACAGTAAGTTTAAACGGACAGTCTTATGGGAACACTAACACTTTAACTGTAGCAGAGATAGATGAGGTTTACAACAGAGTAGTAGAAGTTCCTATTTCTGCATTTACAAATGTACTTGAACTTGGAGCAGCTTCAGGTCAAGGTGTTTTAAAAGCAGCAAATGTAAAGTACATAAGAATAACAAATTTAGATGATACTAATTATGTTAATCTAAAAGTTTTTGGAACAGATGCAATGGTTATAAAACTAGAAGCTGGTAAATCTTTCATCTTAGGTGGTGTAAGTTTTGATGCAGCAGCAGCAGATATAGCTCAAGGAGCTGTTTCTCATAATGCAGCATTTATAATTTCAGCAGAAGCTACAGTAGCAGCTTGTGATTTAGAGGTATTTGCAGCAACAATCTAATGAAGCTTAAAGTTCTAAGGTTTAGCAGCGAAGCTGATTGCACAAACGGACTTCTTTTTGAGGAGTCTGAAATGGGCATGAAGTTTATGTGCTACACTTTAGAAGATGAGCATAGAGCATTAAAGGTAAAAGGAGAAACTAGAATACCTAGTGGAACGTATAACATAAACTTTAGAAATGAAGGGGGATTCAATGAAAAGTATCAAAAAAGATTTCAATCATTACATAAAGGTATGCTGGAAGTCTGTAATGTTCCTAACTTTAAGTATGTCCTTATCCATTGTGGTAATTCTGACTCTCATACTTCTGGATGCCTTCTTGTGGGTGATTCGCAAGAAAATAATGTTATCATCAAAGATGGTTGGATTGGAAAATCCACTAATGCGTATAAAAGAATATATCCATCTATTGCAAAAGAACTAGAAAGAGGAAATGAAGTTGTTATAGAATATGTTGATTTAGACAATAGAATATAATGGCAACTAATCAAGATATAGTAAAAGAGATGGCACTAATGGAACAAAGGATAGACTCAATGGATGATAAATTAGAAAAAATGGATAAGAAGTTGGATATGCTAACTGAAAAATTGTTAGATCCTGATTATGGTGTTGTTGCCAGAGTAAATAGGAACACTTCTTCAAGAAAAATTCTAAGTAAATCTCTTTGGGTAATCTATGTTGCTATTATAGGCCTTATTATAAAAATGTTTATAGGATGAAATCTCCTATTAATTTTAAAGACTTTGCTGCCAATCCAATGGCAGGAGGTTTATTTTTCTGTATTATAGCTATTGGTTATTTATACATAGACAATAAGACTACTCTTACAAATCAAATAGAAGATTTACAAGAAGAGGTTATAATTCTTAGAGGAGATTATAAAAAGCTTAATGATAAGTTTATAGAAACATTAAAAAACATAAATGAAGGTTAAATGTTTTATATTATTGCTTACATTATCCTCATGCTTCTCATCAGAAGATTCTGTGGAAGAGATAAAATCTTTTGATAATAATTTAGATAGTCTTTTTAGATCAGCAGATGAAGCTGTAGACCAAGTAAACTCCAGAAAAGAACAGAAAGTATTGTTAGAGCAAGACTTATGGAGGAAGAAAAGAGATATAAAAGTTATCAAAAAAAAATATTCAGATAGTTTGTGGAATCTAAGTAATATGTACGAGAGGACTACAATGAGAATGGGAGATGATAGCATTCAATATGAATATAAGATAGTTTTACAAACAATAATAGACACAGTTAGACTTACTGTAACTGATACAGTATGTGGTGTTTGCTTGACAAAGAAAAACAAGAAAGACAATAGATGGTATAAAAAAACTTTTAGGTGGATTAAAAACATATAAATATAATGGCAAAGAAAAGAAAGAAAAAGAAGGTTTATCCAATAAAAAAATAACATGAATATACTAGGTAAAATATTTTCAAGTGGAGCTACAGACCTTGTAAAGAGTGTAGGGGGTGTTATAGATAACTTAACTACCAGTCAGGAAGAAAAGCTAGAAGCAGAAAGAAAGATTCAAGAGATTATTCATTCTTATGAGTCTAAAATGCAAAAAGAAGTTTCAGAAAGATGGAAAGCAGATATGCAATCAGACTCCTGGTTAGCTAAAAATGTTAGGCCAATGACACTTGTTTTTTTAGTTATCAGCACAATTATGTTAATATTTATAGATGCAGGATTTATAGATTTCCATGTAGAAGGGAACTGGATTGACCTACTGCAATTAACTTTATTAACAGTCATTGGTGCATATTTCGGAGGAAGGAGTTGGGAGAAGGTTAAAAAATAACAATACTTTTACTATATGGGAAAACGATTAAGACTTTCGGATGAAGAAGTTGATTTTATATATCAACACCGAGCAGGAGATTTAAAAAATCTCAACTATAACCTTTCGCACAATTCAGCTTTAGATGAGCATTTACTTGAAAGAGGTATTGAAAAGAAAGATGTTATTTCAGTTAAACATTGGCAGAATATGGGTGGTGATTTACGATTTTCAGTAGTTACTAAGCCTAATGTAGTTGATGAGAAAAATGTATTTAGTAATGTTTTAAAGCTTATTGAAGATAATGCTCCTGAATACCCTAAAATCATACATAAAGAAGGACAACACTTATTGGTTATCAACCCAGCAGATGTTCATATTGGAAAGTATGCTAGTGCAAGAGAAACTGGGGAGGAATACAATATGGAAATAGCCATACAAAGAGTTTTAATGGGTGTTAGTGGCCTTATTCAGAAAGCTAAAGGTTTTGGTATAGATAGAGTTCTTTTTTGCATAGGGAACGATATTCTACATACAGATAATGTTATGTCAAGTACAACAAAAGGAACATATCAAGATACAGATGGAAAATGGTGGGAACATTATGAGGTTGCATTACAAGTTTATGTTCATTGTGTGGAAATGTTAAGAGAAATAGCTCCAGTAGATTGTGTACACTCTATGTCTAATCACGATTATCAAAGTGGATTTCATTTAGCACATGCTTTAAAGAGCTGGTTTAGAAAGGCAGATGATGTTTCTGTAGATTGTGGGGTTTCTAATCGTAAATATTATAAATATGGTAGTAATTTAATAGGACTTGAGCATGGGGATGGAGCTAAGATGGATAAACTTCCTCTTTTAATGGCATCAGAAAAACCACAAGACTGGGCTTCTACTACTCATAGATATTGGTATTTACATCATCTTCACCACAAGATCAAGCATAAATGGTTAGATGCTAAAGACTTTATAGGGGTTACAGTAGAATATATGAGAAGTCCATCTGCTAGTGATTCCTGGCATGCAGGAAAAGGATTTTGTGGTGTTCCAAAAGCAGTAGAAGGCTTTTTACATGATAAAGAAAGTGGTCAAGTAGCAAGATTTGTACATTATTTTTAAATAAATACAATAATTTCTTTTTTATTTAAAAAAATTGTTGTTATATTGTAATAGTTTTGTTTTAGTTGTAAAAAAGAAGAGGGGGGTTCATGATACCCTCCTTTTCTGTTTCTGTATTTCTCGTAATTGGTAACAACTTTTCTCTTAATATTTTTTTATACTGAATTGGTAATAGCTTTGCTCTTAATTGGTAACAGCTTTGCTCTTAATTGGTAAGACATTTGCTCTTAATTGGTAACAGATTTGCTCTTAACCTTTTTTTTTAAAAAATTTTTCATCTGATTTCTTCCTGGTGCAGCATGTTGCATGTAATTTCAGCTAATTTCAGCTAATTTCATGCTATTATATTTTATTGCATATAATTTGTTTATATCAAATATTAATGCTTATATGTAATTACAACAAAACTAAATTAATCAAAAAAAATTATTATGAAAAAGTATGAAGTTAAAGTAACAAATGATTATGATTCAGGATTCTCCTGGAATATGTATTTAGATTATGTAAGAGATTTAGCAAGTGAAATAGATATTGCAGTACATAATAGGAATAGGAGTATGAGCAACATATTGCCTAGTAAAAAAATAGATACTGATGGTTATCATAAGTCATGTATAGTAGGATGTACTGGGTATAGTCAATCAGAATGGGATGATTATACTATATATTATAATGAAGAAAGTAAGGAATTGGAATTATTAAAAGAACAAATATCTATGGCTTTTACACATAAACACGATTATTGTATAGAAGCAATAGAAACTTTGGAATCAGGTCATTCTATGGTTATAGATTATTGTATCGTAAGTATTGACTGGATAGAGTTCCCTGATGAAAATGATATTAAGGATGTAGTAAGAGAATCAGGCATACAAATTGTAGATAATGATTTATTAACTTGGAATTTTAATATATGAAAAATATAATAGATAAGGTAGATGATGGATTCAATTTCTTTAATTCAGGAATACTAGAAGAATTAACTACTGATAAAAAATATTATGTTGAGGTTTTTATGGAATACATAGAATACCTGGAAAAGAGGAAGAAAGACTTAGTTAAAAGGAATGAGATAGAATGCGTAGAATGTAAAACGATCAATTCACATGATACTGATGAGTTCGGCTTCTGTAAAGAATGTTTGGCACACTTATAAAATTAATTAAACTTAAACAAAATGAAATACAAATTATGGGATGTACAAAGGAATGAATATAAGCACTATGATTATAATGAAATAATATATGATGATTTAAAAGAAGTAGAGGAATCGTTATGGAATTTTCACTCAGTAGATTATGGTGGATTGGAAGAAAAAGAATTTAACGAATTAACATTTAATGGTATGTTAATGTTATTTGATTGGGAAGTACATAATGCTAAAACAAATAAACTTAAAATAATAAACAAATGAAGAAATTAATAATGATAATGCTAGCAATAACAATACTAAGTTCTTGTGGGCTAAGATTTGGAGATTATAATGCTTATAAAAAACACAATGCTAGAAAGACTTGTAACCAATAATAAATAACCATGGTATATTGTAGTAAAACTAAAGAAGAAATGTTTGATGGATGGTATAACGATAATACTGGAGAATATTTCAAATATGAAAAAGATTATCTGAATCATATTGATAAAATTATAGAAGAAACTTTAATATGGCATAATGTTGATTTGAAAGACAAGGATACAATGAAGAAAGTGTTTCTTAAAGAAGAGCAAGTAGAATTACCTATAAGTGTAGATGATAGGCTAGAGTATGCTTATAACCACTTAGGATGTTACTGGTCAGAATGGCTAGAAGATGAAGAAGAATAAATAACTAAAAACTAATAAACTATATGATAACATACTTAATATTTGTAATAATTTTAGCAATATGGGAATTTATAAAACAAAATTAACCAGAAGAGTAACCAGAAATGGTTACTTTTTTTTTGGCCTAATTGGTACACTTATAAATTATTTACAATGGGTAATTGGTAGCTTCTCTTCTCTTAATAAAGATAGGCCTATTAGAATTAGTAGATTTGATTTGGCACTTACTACTAGGTTTAAATTTTATCTTATTAACATATAACAAAAAACTTTTTAATAAATAATACTTTTTTATAGTTATTTTTAAAAAACTTTATATATTGCGACCAACAAAACTTTATTAATTAAATTAAAAAAAATCATGAGAACAGTATTAAAAAACAATTCAGAAGCAATACATTACTTTGCTAACAATGTTCAGGATAACGGATGTAATCAGACCAGGAGTATATTTTTTGAAGGTAACAAAATTTATTCCTATGGTTATCATTATTTGCTAGGCCTAAGATTAAAAAATGCACTTATAATTAATGATAATGGTTATTCTGTATCAACTAGTAAGCATATATCAGAGTTAAGGAATGCTTCAACACATTTAACTACATTCAATTTATCATCTATAAGTATTGATTCAGTATTCAAAAATATTGTTATCAATAATCAAAAAATCAAAAAGGCCTGGAAGCATAAATTATTTTATGCAAATCAAATTATAAGGCAATTTAATGAGTATCAAAAATTCCTGGAATTTTGTAAGAACAATAAAAAAACAAAGGATCAGATTAAAAAATATTATTCAGGAGTAAAAGCAACAAAAAAATGTAGCATGTATAATGATATTAAAAAAATTCATGATAACATAAAGATAGTTTATAATGATTTATTGGTTCAGGATAATTTGAGAACAAAAAGAATTGCAGCCGACCAATTAGTTAAGAATGAAAAAAATATTGCAATATTCAGAAACGAACCTAAAAAAAGGCCTTTTATAAGATTAACACATTCAATTTTAAGAATTACTGAAAATAAAGAATTTATACAAAGTGAAAAAGGAGTGCAATTACCTATTAAATTATGTTTAGACTTTTTAAACTTATTATATAAAGGCGAAAATTTAATTGGCCAAAAATTAGGCCATTACACTATAAATTCATGGGATGGTAATTTACTAAAAATTAATTGTCATACTTTTGAAAATGCTGAACTTAAAAACATAATAAAATTAATCAACTATCAAAAAACACTAGAAACTTTAACTAATAACTTAAAAAAATAATCATGAAAAATCAAATTAAAAAATTAGAAATAGATATATTCTTTAATCGTAATGCTACAAGCCCTCTAATTCCTAACAAAATTGCTCAAATTAAAGATTATTTGAGTATCAATGCTAAACTATACTACAATAGTGTAAAATTTGTAGGAGGTTCTAATGTAGAATTACAAAATCAAAGTGTAGCAAATTTTGTAATCTTTACGGATAACCAGGAACAAATCAAAAAGCAGTTTTTAGATATATTCAAAAGTTACCCATTGTATATAAGTTTTGACAATAAAATCCCTGAACTTATAAAATAAAAATAAAAAATAAAATTTAATTTAGGCCTATTAATTTAGGCCTTTTTTTATGTAATTGGTAGCTAATTGGTAGCTAATTGGTAGCTAATTGGTAGCAACTTTGTAAAAGGTTATAGGTCAAAAAATTTTTAGCCTAAAAAAAGTGTTGCTAGAGTAAAAATGAAAAAATATAATTAGATCGTGGGAATTATTGAAAAAATAACCAGGAAAAAAAAAAGCAAAAATAAAATAGGATATTAAAAAAAACTAAATATCTTGCGACCAACAAAAACAAACTAATTTTATAAACCTAAAAAAAAAATCATGCAAAAATCAAAAGAAACATTAACAGAAAAAATCTTTAACATTTTCTATCTATTAACACTACCAGCAGCAATAGTAGTATATTTTATAAACCTTTAAAAAAAAAATCATGAAAAAATCAAAATCACCTGGAATCAGAATTACTAGAGCAGCAAAAGAATTAAAAGCTAAATCTAATGGCTACGAAATAGGAACTTTTATACTAGAGCAAATCATTACAAATGGAATGCAGCAACTAGAAAAAGACTTAAAGGAGGGCAACCTGGATAGGTCAATTATTGCTCCTAGTATGTACCAGGAAACACTAAACATTTTAACTAAACACATAAACCAATAAAACCATGAAAAACTCAATAAGAACGGAACTAAAGCAGTATATACTGGAAGGCATGCAGGACTTAAACCAGGATAACCTAACCAGTAAACCAGGCCGACTAGATGCAAACGAATTGCACCAGGAACTTTTCAACGTAGATTACTATATAATCGGCTATTATAAGGCCGAGCAATGGCTAAAGCAGCACCAGGTGAGCACCTTTGACGCAATAAGCCAGGTTCAGGAGTGGGAACTGGATAATTTCGGCCAGGCTAAAAATTATGATAATGCTGAATCCCTGGTGAACATGTTGGTTTATATCTACGGCGAACAATTAATAAACGAATGTTTCCAGGAACTAGAACTATTCTAGTAGCAGCAGCAGCACCATCAGCAGCACCTATTAAGGACTATTAATTTAGTCCTTTTTTTTTGGCTTAATTTGAGGCCTGGAGGGCTTAACGGGATATTGTCAAGGGCTTAACATAGGCTGGTATATTATAAGGCCTTAAAAGGGCTTAAATTGTCTTATGTTATTGCTCCAGGTATAGCTCCAGGTATAGCTCCAGGAGTGCTCCAGGTGTTGCTCCTGGTGTTCTATTGGTTCGGCCTGGTGTTGGCCTGGTGTTGGTGTTATTGTTGCTCCTGGTGTTACTTATACATAAACTGTTTTACACTCATCAAGGCCACGAACAGCACCAAAAATTGAGCAGTAAACCACGAACAGAAACAAAAAAAGAAGCAAAAAAATAATTAGAGCAGTAAAAAATTGCAGCAATTCGGCCAGGAATCAAGGCCAAAAATCAAAAAAATAAATTATTAAAAATCATGAATTTACGTAATTCTGAAGCCCAATTTGAGTAGTCAAATATTCACACTAGATTTTCGGATTTTCAACTTTTATTACACCAACTGCACAATATATATTTTAGTTCCAAACTTTATAATTTATTCTTTGTTATATTGTACATAAATATTGTAACTTTGTAAAATGAATAAAAGAGATCAAGGAAGGGCTGATAAGAGGGATGCCAAGCTGCTTCAAAAAGAGGAGGATTTAAAAACGATTAGGTCTGTAGTTTCTAACAAGAATACTTCAGCTTTAGACATAACAAAAGACTCAGGAAAGGCTACTTCATTGGTTAGTTACAAAAGAACTACTGAGGTTGTTAAATTAATTTTAAGAGGAGTAAGATATACTGATATAATGGAGTATTGTGAAGCTCATTGGGGAATTAAAAAAAGAATGGCTAGTATCTATTATAAAAAGGCATTAGAAACTTTTGCAGAGCAATTTTCTGAGGAAAGAGAATATGAAATGGATAAGCATGCGATCATGTTGCAAGATTTATACAGTCAGGGATATAAGGCAGGGGATTTGAATATCTGTAGATTGTTGCTTCAAGACATTGCAAAAATGAAAGGAATAGTAATTGATAGAGTTGATGTTACTAGTGGTGGAGAGGGATTTGTATTTAACTACAAGCCACCAGAGGAGTAGATATAATATCCCCATATAATCGCTTCAACAAAAGCACGACATTTTGTTAAAGAGGTATATATCTTTAAAGAATTTAAGTAAACTTTAGAGTGCTAATATAATGAAAATAATTAACATAGTTTGGAATAAAAAAGAATAAAAATGACATACATAATAAAAGCAATAAAAGTACAAAGTGCAGGTAAATCACCTTCTATTAGGCAAACACAAAATAGAGGAACAATATCTCAGGAGAAAGTTAAATCACTAAAGAAGCATACATCCTCTGACAAGAAATACATTAAGTCAGAAAGCAAAAAAGAATCTGTTATTAAATCTGTAGGAGGAGTTAAAACAGAATTTATAGAAGGAGCTGTTTATGCAATATCTGTGATTTTCTTTGGAACAAAAGAGGAGATACTTCATCCAGGTTTAACTATTGGAGAAATAAAAAATCTATCTTCTTATGTAGTTATGCCAGAAGAATCAGCTAGTTTTTATGATACTATAGTTGCTCATTCTGCATTTATTGAGCATGATCCTTCAACTCCATCTAATCCATCTGGAACTATAACATTGGCACAATTTAAGGTAATGGTTAGCACTACTAAACATTTTCCAGATTTAAAGAATGTAGTTAATGGTGGTAAAGGAAGAAAGTCAGCATTAGAAAACTACATAAAAACAACTTGGCTTCCAGATAATCTACCTGGGGATGTTCCTAGTATTTTACAATCACAAATAAATATATTATAAAAATGAAAGAATTAAATAAAGGAATAGATAAGGCTATGGAGAATGCTGGAATTTTAGAATATACTTTTGGCATTATAGCATTTTGTGCTGTTTTCCCAGTTGGAATGACTTACTTCATACTGGTTAAAATGTTAATACAGCCAATACATAGATTATTTCGTAAAATTTGGAAATAGATTTTAAACCTACACCTAAACAAGATAAAGCTTGGAATTATCTTCACGATAAAGAAACAAGTGAAGTTTTATTCGGAGGAAGTGCTGGAGGAGGAAAATCGTATTTTGGAGCAGCTTGGTTGCTGTATTCTTGTCTAAGATACCCTGGAACTCGCTGGTTAATGGGCAGAGCTGTGTTAAAAACACTAAAAGAAACTACTTTAAACTCATTTTTCATGGTTTGCAGCGACTGGGGGGTTAGAAAAGGGGAAGTTTACAAGTTTAATGCCCAAAGTAATGTTATTGAGTTTACAAATGGCAGCACTATACTTTTAAAAGACCTTTATCAATATCCTGCTGATCCTAATTTTGACTCACTTGGTTCACTAGAGATTTCAGGTGCTTTTATAGATGAGGTGAACCAATGTACAGAGAAAGCAAAGAATGTTGTGGCTTCCAGGATTCGTTTTATGCTTTCAGAGTATAAATTACGACCAAAAGTGCTTATGTCGTGCAATCCAGCAAAAAACTGGGTATATGACTTCTATAAACAAGATAGAGATGGCACTTTAGCCACTCACAAGAAGTTTGTAAAGGCCAAACTAGCAGACAACCCCCATATATCGGAGTTTTATGAAGAACAACTAAAAAAACTTGATCCAGTATCAAGAGAAAGACTACTTCATGGTAACTGGGAGTATGATTCAGGAGAAGATAGGTTATTTGACTATGAATCTGTATTAAACATGTTTACAAACTCTTCTGTGTCTGAAGATGAAGGAGAAAGGTATCTTTCTTGTGATATTGCTCTACTTGGAAGTGATAAATTAGTTATTTGTGTATGGTATGGCATGGTGGTAAAAGAAATAGTAACAAAAGACAAGACATCTGCCGATAATGTAGAGAAACTGATAAGAAACCTAGCAGAACAGCACAAAATACCACAAAAAAACATCATAATAGATAGTGATGGAGTAGGTCAATACCTCTCTCATTACATGAAAGGAGTGCAACCTTTCGTAAATAATGCCAAAGCTTTAAATAAAGAAAGTTATCAGAATTTAAAAACTCAATGCTATTATAAGCTTGCAGAACAGATAAATGTAGGAAATATATGGTTAAGATGCAATGATACTGACCTTAGAAACAAAATAATAGAAGAATTAGAGGTTATTAGAAGAAAAAACATGGATAATGATAGTAAACTGGCAATTTTATCAAAAAAAGAAATGAAAGCTGTTTTAGGACACTCTCCAGACTTTGCAGATGCTCTTATGATGAGAATGAGATATTTATTTAAAGGAGGTAACAGAATACTTGGCTGGAGGTAGAAAGTGATTTTTTGTTCCATAAAGTTCCAGATGATTTTCGTTATATTGTATAATGGATAAATATGTTGAGATTTATTGCCTAAACAAGTTACACTCTAAGTTGGTTTGTAATTTTTTAAAGGATTTACAAGATATTGTTGATGATGCCACTTATTATGATGAAGATGTTTTTAGTTTTGAAGAAGTTATTGAGCAATGTGTTGTTTATCACAATAAACTAGGAGCTGCTTGTGTTGAAGGAGATGTTGAAATTAAAAATTGGTATCATTCATTAGCAAATAATGTTTACTGGGCTACTAATGGTTATTTTGCAGCTCTTGAAAACGAAGGTAATATAATGATTTATAAGAAAAAAGTTATATCTTTGATTGAAAATTTTATACTAGAGCTTGACCTAGCTTTAGTTATAGATCCTTTAACTTATGCAGATGGAAAAATAAATCTAAACTAATGACAGAATTTAATTACAATGATCACACAATAGAGCTTCCAGATAATTGGATGGAAGTTACTTTTGTGCAATTTACTGGATTTACTAAGCTAATACATACATTTGTAAATAGAGAATCTGAAAACAAAGGTGATGAATCAAAAGAATGGGAAAATGCTCTTTTAGATTTAAAAGACAATACTCAGATACTTTGTTATTGGTCTAAGCTTACAGAAGAACAAGTAAGCATGTTAGACATAGATGCTGCTGGTAAATTAATGAGCCATTTAACATTTTTAAACGAGTCATATATTCCTATACATATAGATTCATTTGTATTGAATGAACAAAAATTTTACTTACCAGAAGAATTTATGCAAAAATCATCTTTTGGTAGATATATAGAAGCAGAACAGTTGGAGTTACATAGTAATATGTTAGATAAGGGTAATTTAGATATATTGCCAAGACAAATTGCTATACTTTGTAAAAAAGAAGGGGAAAGTGAAAAGCTAGATGATGCGATAATAGACAAACGAGCAGAGATGTTTAAACAATTAGATATGGCAACCATTTGGGATGTCAGTTTTTTTTTGAACAAGTTAGAACAAAGATTAGTGATCAGTTCCCTAACTTATCAGGAGAAGGAGGAGATGCTAAAGCAAGAATTGCAGCAAAATCAACAATAGATGGTTATGGTTGGTTAAATTCTTTGTATAACATTGCAGAAGATGGAATATTTACTTTACCAAGTGAAACTCCTCTTGTAAGTGTTCAGTTAGCTAATTTGTTTGATATATTGACATATTTGTCTTGGAAATCTGCTTGTAATCAGTTTGATAAAACTTTAAATGACTTACATAATAAATAAAAAATGAGCACATACAATACTACATACGATTTAACATCTTTAATGGAAGATTTCAAGAAATGTGCATTAGCTGCTGGCTTTTGTACTATTAAATTTGGAAAACCAGACCACATAAACTTTGACCATAACATCTGTTATGATTTATTAAATATTGACTACCCTACATCTTATGTTGCTGAAGGAGTTAAAGAAGTTTATACTTTTGATTTAATATTAGCTAGACCAGGAAGAAGAGCAAGTAAACTTGGTATCACAAAATTTGATGATTTTGCTGTTACTTCAATGGCTGCTCTTGAATTGAAGTTATGGAACATGTTATCTTGTCTTGCCCTTGGTATTAGTGGTGGAGGTGGATGTAAAGCTCATATCCCTAAACATAAAATTCAAATAATAAGAGATAAAGGAACTTACAATGATAATCTAATAACTTTAAAGGTAAAATTTGATGCTATAGCAAATATTGCTGTAACTGTAGATCCTTGTGGTGGTGGTAGTAGTGGAGAAGGATGTGATAGTCCTTGTGCTGAATTTTTTGGTGCTTGTGGATGTACTGATCCCCTAGCAATAAATTATGATCCTAATGCTGGGGTTGATGATGGAACATGTTGTTACGGAGAAGGTGAGCAGCCTTGTGTAGATGATGATGTAACTACTTTTCCTCCAGTTTATCCAGCAGGCGAAACTCTAAATCCAATAGTAGAGCTAGAAGATGAGTAGACTAAGTAATATAGAAACCTTAGTAAAAGGAGCTGGTAAAATTGCAGAGAAAAAACTAAGAAAGCAATTAAACATTATCAGAACCAAAGGAGATAGTCCTAACAGAAAAAGAATGACAACTTCTGGAGATTTATCTTCAAGTTTAAAGTCAGAAGTAGTAAATTCTGGTGGTAATAGAATGACTGTAGTTGTAACTACAGAACATAAGTATGGATTATTTTTAGATAGAGGAATAAGTGATGTTCCTTATTCAAAAGGATCAGGAGAAGGAAGCAAACCAGGAAGTGCTTACATAAAAGGATTAGCTTCATGGGCTGCTAAAAAGTTTTATGGAGGAGATTATAAAAAAGGATTAAAAGCTGCCTTTCGTATTGCAGCAAAACAGAAAAAAGAAATGAAAGCTCCAATGAATTTAGGTTGGGTGCAAGAAATCGTAAGAGAATTAGATAATGAATTAGTAGAATATATGAGATCACAAATCATGATGGCTATTACCATTGATGTTCATAAAGCTCTACATAAAACAATATAAAACATGGCATCAGCTTCATCACCATTAATGATAATGCACGATATAAATAGAGTATTTTTATCAGCATATAGACCTATTTTATTAACTGCTTATTGTAGTGATAATGACATAGCACATCTTAGAGGGGAATTATATATAGATTCAGGATACCAAGATGGTCTTTTGGATCAATGGGTTACTACTGGTGTAATGATGAATGCTTTTACTAAAAATATAGATGGTGTTTCTCAAACTGGTTTTTATGAGTTTAATGTTATGGAGTATTGCAGACATTATACTGGTCAAGCTAACAATCCTATTTGGTCTTGGAGCACCTATGTAGCAATGGGTAGATTAGAAACTAATAGGTTTCAGCTTAGAGTATGGCCAGTTAGATATAGCCCTAATGCTCAAGGACAAACTTTTGATGCTGAAGAGGATACAGCAGTATCTAATTCATTTATAGCAACTCCAGCTAACACAGATCATGAGATAAGCACATCAGGCTGGTCTATGTTTGGATATTTAGATAGATATACTTTAGGTACAAATTTTCAAAGTGGATCTGGAGCAACTGAAACTACACTACCATTAACTAGGATGCCTAATCCTACGAATAATGAATATAAGCATGGACAACACATTAGCATGTTTGATCAACAAGGGGATTCTTTATACACTTATTTTAATGTAAGCAAAACAAGCCCTAATTTATATGTATGTATCCTTGGGTATAATGATGGAGTAACTGCATCTTTTCTTGACTTAATAGATGTTACTAATAAAGTTCCAGAAAAATTTAGACTACCAGTACATCCAAAATCACTTGATATGTTTTTAACTCTTGCTAGTGGTGCTCCTTATAATAAAATAGTAGATGCTTCAGGAGATTTAATTTGCAAAAGAGTAGCTATATGTATGCTGAGTGGAACTGGGTTTTTTGGTGTTAATGAATTTTGGAGCACTAGACCTTATGAAAGTACAGCAACCCCTACAGCTTTATGGCAAAACATTCATTATGATAATTCTGTTTCAGGTGAGCTTCATAATATTAATCAAGGTAAATGTGAAAGAACTAAATTTGTTTTTCAAAACAGATTAGGTGGGTATGATTGGTTTAGCTCTTATGGTACTCATAAACAAGCTGTTACATTGTCAGGAAATAAGTACGAGAGATCTTCAGGTACTTGGCATACTGGCCAACACTCAAGAACTTGGTTAAAAACAGAAAGAGAAGATAATTACTCTGTTATATCTCAACCAGTAAATAAACAAACTGCATTATGGCTATCAGAGTTAGCTACAAGTGCAAAAGTATGGGTTCAAATGCCTTATCAAAACGCACAAGGCCATGATCCTATGGGAGCACATCATCTTATACCAGTATTAATCAACCCTAACACTTTTGAATTATATTCATCAGATGAAAGCACATATTTCGTGCAATTTGAATATACTTTATCAAGTAAGAAAACACAACCTAGAGGATAATGGCAGAAAGTCAAGAACCATATAATGTAGTATTAGAGATTGGAGAAGAAAATGGAGTTAAAAGTGTTTCTAATAATGTAGTAATAGGCACAAATGATATAGATGTTTATTATGGCTGTAAAGAACCAGCTAATGACCAAGGAGATATGGCATTTAATCCTACTACTGGCTTTCCAGACATATCTAAAGAAGGTTATAGTGGAAATTATATAGGTAATTACTGGGGAATAGGTGATCTAGGACTTGGATGTAGTCAAACAGAAATACAACCTAATTTAAGTGGTATAGCTTATGAGCCTACAAGTAGCTCTAAATTAATTATGTTTAATTTAGGAGTTCCTCCAGGTGCAGGAAATCCTCAATTTTATAGATTAGAGCCTTGGAGTTTTGGTAATGGCTTGCACAGACCTTATAATGGTGTTCAGCAAGGTAGACAAGGCACATGGAGTGTTCAAGGAAGATGTCTTTACATTAAAAGAACTTTAGGTTCAACTCTTACCATGTGTTTTGATGTTGTTGATAGTTATGGTAGCGACATGCTTATTGTTAAAGGTAATGGAGGAGATCAGTTAGATGATTATTCTCAAATAGACAATACATGGCATGTAGGTAATCAAAATTTTAATCATGAAAATTACGAGTGGTATGTTTCTCCTTATGTTCATTCTGGAAAATGGGATAGTAGTGGTAATAATCTAACTTGGAATGGAGAAAGGCAATCAAAAATAATGTCTTATAGAGGAAAACAGTTTAGTGGAAGTGGGCAAAATGTAGAAATAAATGAATGTTTTTATAATGAAGGATACCTTGGATTAAGATCATCAGACTTTAGAGAAGCTATAGATGGAGGTGCTTTTGATGATGGTCAGCCAGGAGTAAATGATGGACTTCATTCTTGGGAAATAAAAATTACAGTAGCTTCAATAACTAATGCTAAAATTGAACTTTTTGAAGGAACTCCTACAATTCCTGCTATAACTTCTGGATTGTCTAATGGGTTTGAAATAACAACTGCTGGTAGTTATACAGTTTGTTTATCAGCACTACCTCATAGTGCTGTTTGGAGAGGAAAAAATAATGCTGGTGCTTTTGCACTTTCTGATACTGGAATGGAAAAAGTAAAAGGAAGCCCTACACCTGAATTTGCTGATATGATGGATGGTCAGCTAACACTTTTAAATATTACCACTATAGATAATGGTATGAGTTCAAGTGCAGTTATAGAAAAAATAGAGCTTAAAAGAAAAGAGCCAGACATCAGAAGAGAATCAGAAGATATTTTTGGATCAACTGTAAACTATGATGTTCCTGATTATAAATGGAATTATCTTGAAGTAACAGAAAGCGAAGGAGTGCCTTTATCTTTAAATTTTAGTGTTGGAGATATAGGTGATATTTCAAAAAGAACTGCTGGATATTCAAAAACATTTATGTTGCCAGCAAGTGCTCATAACAATGCTATTATAACACCAATGTTAGCTGTAAATTCACAAAAAAGCACTATTGGATGGCAAAGAGGAAGAGTTAAAGCAAATGGTGTTCATATTTTTGAAGGATTATTACGTATAGAAGAAGGTAATACTGCAAATGGAGGTTTTTATAAGTGCCATATAGTTGAAGATACTATAGATTGGACTGAAGATCTAGGAGAATCTACATTATGTGATGTATTTATGCTTGGGGATGATGGAGATAATGGTTGGACATCACCTACAAAGACAAAAGGATCTTTTGAAGTACAAGATAGCTGGTTACATTCTAAACCTTTTGATACATTTTCTCCAGGAGGTCATCATGTTCCTGCCCAGCCATGGTTTTGGGGATTAGCTCAATATGGAGAATGGTATTTTAAATCAATAGGTGCAGCAGGAAAAGAATTTAAACATAATGCTCAAGATTTCCACCCAGTTGTTTATACTAAAGTTTTGGTAGATAGAATATTTGAATCTATAGGATATACAGTACAAAGTAGATTTTTAAATAGTACAACAGCACATTTATTATGCCACCCTTTTGGTGCTGGTGAAGATTATTTAGTAAGTAATAATATTTTTGGTGCTGGTGGAGATTATTATGGAAAAGCAAAGACATCTGGAAGTTATCAATCTAGTGATCTTTTAGGAACTTCTAATTTTGAAAGTGGAGGTTATATTCCTGCTAACATTAATGGTAATGGTTGGGATAGAACTTGGTATCCCTCAATAAATGTACAAAGTGATGTAAGTAATAGTTTTACTGGTAATGGTGGTACTAATTCAGCTTTTGGATCTAGCAATCATGGATATGTAATTCCTTTTGATGGAGATTGGAAATTTGCTCTTGCTGGTGTTATTGATGTAAGTTATAGTACCTTTGGAGATGGAGGTGCTGTTGATGTAGAATTTTTAAGAAATGGAGTTGTTGAAGGATATATTTGGCCAGGTGATTTACCAGGACTTACTGATCATGGTCAGTACGCATTTTCAGGTTCTGTAACTATAGTAAATGCTAATGCTGGAGATGTTCTTAGTTTTAGAATAAGAGCCGAAACTTACATGTGGTGTTGTAAATATTGGGTTAGAGCTGATGATCTTGAAGCATTAGTATATCCTTTAGCTACTGGAGCAGTACCATCTATAGCAATGAATAATAGTAAAATATTAACTTGTGATACTAAACAAATTGATGTTTTAAAGGGTTTAACAGATATGTTTAATCTTCAATGGAAGGCAGATGCAATTAATAAAACTATTCATATAGAACCTTATAATGATTTCTTTGGTTCTGGAGCAACATTAGATTGGACTGAAAAAATAGATCTTTCTAAATGGAATGATAAATTTATAGTAGAAGAATTAGCTAAAGAAATAGTATTTAGATATGAAAGAGATAGCCAAGATGATTTAATAGAAGTTGTAGATAGATGGAGAGAAGCTAATGGTAAAGGTGAATATCAGACTCACATTGAAATACAAAGTGAAAGATTTAGAAAAAAAACTGTAGAGCTAGGAACTGGAGAATTTAAAGTTTCTGTAAGTACAAATGCTTATGGACTTCAGCCTAATCCTAGCCAACACACTAATGGAGATTATGGATGGGGAGATCTAGCTTGGACTGATCCTCAAATAAATAAAGCTAACCCATTAATGCCTATTTATTGGATGAGTGATGGGGGTTCTATAAATGGAATAGCTAGACCTGACAGAGTACAGTTTCCACAAATGAAATTAAGGATAGTAAATAATTATAGTTTACTTAATGGTCATCATAATGAACAATCTTATGATGCTAATAATAGATCAGTTCATAAATGTAGTAGTTACAAATGGGAGAATGATCAAGGTAACACTTCAACACTAGATGAATATCCTTACATGGACTGGAAAAATGGATGGAAGCAAGGTATAGATACAGATCCTTATTGTCTTTCATGGAATAATTTTGATGACACTAAAGGAAAGGAAAGTTTAGGTCTTTTTGAAAAATATTGGAGAGTAGCTTATGAAAAAATGAATGGTGGTTCTGTTTTAAGAACAGCATTTATGAATTTGACTCCTATTGATATTGCAACATTTGATTTTAGAGATTTAATTCACATAAGAATTGATCAGGTTTCAACATATTGGACTGTAAATAAAATAGTTGATTATCAGCCTAATAAGAGTGTACTTACTAGAGTAGAGTTGTTAGAGTATAAACAAGCAGTTGATTTTGCAAGAGAATATTCTGGGGAATCTAAGAAAAGAAAAGTAGATTTAACAAAGGAAGTAACTTCTGAACCAAAAAAATCATTAAAAAGAGATGGGGGGTTTGCATTACAAAACGACACTAATAATTCTGCTCAAGGGAAAGGTGTAGCTTTAGGTACTGGAGTTGTTGCTAGTGATAATCAAACTGTAATAGGAAAGTACAATAATCCTAACTCAACTGATATATTTCAAGTAGGAATAGGAACAAGTGATGATGACAGAAGAACTGCTTTTTCAATAGATAAAGATGGGTGTGTTAAAGTTGGAGGAGGAGAAATATATGTAGAAGAAACAGATGGAACAATACATGATTTAATAGTAAAAAAACCTTCTTATAAAATAGCTGAAACTATAATAAACGAAAATGGAGATGTATCCATTAGAGCAATAGATTTTTCAGACACAGATATAGAAAAGCTTTATTCAACAAGAGAAACAGAAGAGGAAGCAAGAACAGTAGCAAAAGGAATAAAAGACAGAGGTAATCAATATTAAAAATAAATAAATGGCAACAGAAACTACTTTATATAGATTTAAAGCTAATCTAAAGGAATTAATATTACTTAACACAAAGCTTAAAGAAGCAACAGCTCAGTTAAAACTTTTAAAAACTGGAACAGTACAGTATGCTGCTACTGCAAGAAGCATGACTACCATGACTACTCAAATGGGCAAAACATCAGGTGCTATTAAAAGAACTACTGCATCTACAAAAAGATTAAATGCTTCAGGGATGAGAATGGTGGCTATATTTAAGTCTGCAAGTATAGCTATTATGGCTGCATTTGCCTTTAGAGCTATTATTAGTGGTATAAAGGGTGTTATTACTGTATTTGCTAAGTTTGAGGAGCAGATGGCTGCTGTGAGAGCCATTTCTGGAGCTACTGATGAAGAATTTAAAGAATTAGCAGCTAGTGCTAAAGAATTAGGTAGAACAACAGTTTTTACTGCAATCCAAGTTGCACAATTACAAGAAGAGTTTGCTCGTTTAGGTTTTACTACACCAGAGATACTAGCAGCCCAAGATGCAACATTAGATTTAGCTGCTGCAACTGGAGAAAGTTTATCTTCAGCAGCAGCCATAGCAGGATCATCTTTAAGAGCTTATGGATTAGATGCACAGCAAGTTGTTAGGGTAACAAATGTCATGGGAGCTTCTTTTACTGGTTCTGCCTTAAATCTTGAAAGATTTACACAATCTATGAAGTTTGCAGCTCCAGTTGCAAAGACAGCAGGATTTACTATTGAAGAAACAAGTGCTATGCTAATGACATTGGCTGATGCTGGTATTCATGGATCTATAGCTGGAAACGCATTAAAGAATGTTTTTATAAGACTAGGTGATGCCAATTCTTCTTTAAATAAAAGTATAGGACATACTGTTCAGGGTTTACCTCAACTTATAGTTGAGCTTGAAAGAATGAAAGAAGAAACATTTAATCTTACTGATGCTACTACTCTTCTTGATAAAAGGTCAGCTCCAGCATTCTTGATATTAATAGATAATATTGAAAAATTAAAATTATCAAGTGATTTATTAAATCAAGCTGAAGGAGATATAAATAGAATGGCAGCTATTAGATTAGATACTCTTACTGGAGATTTTACATTATTAAAGTCTGCAACAGAAGGACTGGGTATTGCTATTGGAGAAACATTTAATTTAGCTTTAAGAGAGTCTACAACTGGATTAACAAAATGGGTTCAAAGTTTATCAGAAAGTGATAAATTTTTAAATGGAGTAAATGGAACTTTTAAACTAATATCATTTACAATAAAAGGTTATATTGCAAGATTAGCTTTAATGAGAATAACACAAATAGCTACTGGTAGATCAATGGTTAGTTTAACTAGATTTATGCAGGTTTTTCAAGTACACCTAAAAAGAGGAACAGTAGCAGTTTATGCACAAACTATAGCATTACAAGGTTTAAAGGTAGCATTAGCTACTACTGGTATAGGATTGCTTATAGTTGGTCTAGGAGAATTAGTGGCTTGGTTAGGGAAAACAGATGATAGCATGAGAGAAGCTAAATTTAATGTAGAAAGGTTAAATGAAGCTTTTAATGATGAAATGAAAGTAGTAAAGGAGCTAGGAACATTTACAGAAGAAAGACATGATGCTTTAAGAGAAATGACAGCAACTTATGGGGATTTAGTAGGCATGATAGATTTAGAAATACTTTCTCTTGAAGAATTGAAAAAAGTAAGAGAAATAGTAAATTCAGGTTCAGGGGAACAAGTATTAATTGATGCTGCTAATAATAGAATAGATTTAATAGAAAAAGAAAGAAATTTAAAAGATGCTGCTTTTTTAGAAGAAATAGATAGGTTAGAACAAACTGGAGAAGCAGGGAGTAGAATGGTGAAGAACCCAGCTCATAATCCTATGAAAGAGTTTTCAAGAGCATTTATAGAAATTAAAATTTCTAATGAAGAAGCTATTGCAGAACAAGAAAGAAGAAGAATTGCTATGCTTGATAGCAAGAATCAAGAAATAGAGGATCAAACTAATTATGTAAAAGAAAAACAAGAATCAAGAGATGAAGATATAAGAAATCAAGCTGAAGCTAACGGAATTGACCTGAAAGGACAAGAAAGCTATAGACAACAAGAGAGAATGATAAATCTTAATGCCCTTGAAGATTTTAGAGTAAAGGCATTTAAAGAACAAGAAGTAATCCAAGATAAAGCAAAAGTTAGATTAGAGGATTTACAAAGAGCTAGAGATTTACTAAATGCTTCAGAAGAGTTAGATAAAATAAAAGCAAAAGGTGATCAAGAAACTACAGATAAATACCAGGCATTATACACTAAAATGTGGAATAACACAAGTAAAGAAGGTAAAGCTTTTTATGATGAATTTGTTTCTCAGCAAGGAACTATAAATGTTAAAATATCTGAGTTTAGAAAATTTGTTACTAATCTTTCTAAATCATTAACTAAAAATGGTGATGCTTTTGATAAATCAGGTCTTTCTGGTTTTAAATTAAACAAAACAAAAGACAGATTAAAAGAATTAATGGATGTTCAAATAAAAACTATTAATGATACACTAGTAAGACAAGCTGATGCTGCTGATCAAGGTTTTCTTTTAAAAATGAATCAGTATGACAGAGAAGAAGAGTTAATAAGAACAAACCAGGAATCTCTTATTGCTATTAGTGATAAAAGTAGTGTTAAACAAATTCAAGCTGATATTAAAGCTAATAGAAATAAATTTGAAACTTTAAAGAACATGAACGAAACAGAGTGGAATGATTTAATGGCTAAGACTGGAGTTAAAAAAGAAGAGCTTACTGCTGTTCTTGTTCAGCTTCAAGCAGAAGAAGATGCAAAATTAGCAACAAATTTAGAGCTACAATCATCTACTTTTGATTACTGGGAAAATGAAAAGTTAAAAATTGCATACAGAACTAACAAACGAGAAGTAGATGCAATAAGAGATAAAAACAAAACTGAGTTAGCAATGATGGATAAAAGTTTTGTTAATATAGGTAAAGTATGGAAAAAAAGAGCAGGACTTGCTACAAAAAACAATAAAGATGAATTAGCTGATATAAAAACAAGAGAAACTCTTGGTATTATTACAGAAAAACAAGCTGATGCAGAAAGATTAAATGCTGCAAAGACTCTCAGGGATGAAATGAATGCCATTGAAGATGAAAAATTAGCTAAGACAAAAGAAATTTATTCGCAAATTTCTGGAATGGTAATAAGTGTATTTAATAATATAGCTGAAGCTAGAATAGCAGATTTAGAATCAGATTTCATTACTACATCAGAAAATGAACAAATTAAGTTTGATAGAAAACTTGAAATAGCACAAGCAGCAGGAGAAGATACTCAGGGAATGGAAGAAGAGCATGCCATGAACATGAGAGCTTTAGAAAAACAGAAAGAAATAGATATTACTGCGATTAAAAGAAAGCAGTTTAATATGGAAAAAGCTAATAATGTTATTATGGCTATAATTAATGGAGCACAAGCTATTACTAAAGTTACAGCACAAACTGGTATAGGAGCTATAGCTGCTGCTCCAATTACATCAGCATTAGTTGCTGCTCAAATTGGTGCTATAATGGCACAAAAATTTGTAGGAGCTAAAGGAGGATTAACTCCTAGTTTAAGCTCAGAAGGAACTTTAGAGAAGTTTGCTAGTGGTGGAATGGTTCATGGAAAATCACACGCACAAGGAGGAGAAAAGTTTAGTGCAGGAGGTAGAGTTGTAGAACTAGAAGGTGGTGAAGCTGTAATTAATAAAAAATCTACAGCAATGTTTAAGACACAGTTATCTTCTATGAATGTTGCTGGTGGTGGTAAAAAGTTTGCTTTAGGAGGTATATCTCCAGGAACTAAAACTCAAATGGATGCTGCTACAGATGGATGGACTGCTAAAGATGTAGCTGGTATTATATCTGGTGCTATAAATTCACAACAAGTTTTTGTTTCTGAATCAGAAATAACTACTTCACAATCAGTTGTTGAAATCTCTGAAGGTAGAGCTTCATTATTCTCATAATTTAATTTAATATTTGTAAAATGGAAGATTTAAGAAAATTGTTTTATCAGTTAATTTTAGGAAAAGGCATAAAGATTGCTTCTAAAGAACTTTATGACAAAAGGATGTCAATATGTAGGAGCAACCCTTGTGGTGTCTACCAGAACCCTTTAAAGCTTAATGTGCTTGAAAAGTGTGGTGCTTGTGGATGTTTTTTAAGAGCTAAAAATAATATTGATGAAGATTTTATAAAGTGCCCAAAAAATTGGTGGAGATAGATGCCTAATAGCATAGAGGTTATTGAAGAGTTTAAGGACTCTGTCTTTAAAGAATCTATAATAAGGTGGGGAAACGATTTTACAATTAAAGATTTAGTTTATCATTTAATTGAAAATGGAATTATATCTCCAAAAACTTTAAGAAATTACATGATGTTTAAAGATTTTGATAAATTTTTAATACAAAATGGTGGTCATATTGGCCATACATTTATGGATCTATCCATTAAGCATAAAATATGTGAGAAACAATGTAGAAATATTATCTACAAACAAAGATATAAAATGGATAAAGATTTTAATATAAAAAGAGAAGATTAATACAATTCTTTTGTGTAGAACTCAATAGATCCTACTTCACTCCAAACCTTTTTAGCACAAACAGTATGTATGTGTGAATCTTCTTCAAGAAGAGCATCCATTAATCCTTTTAAAAGATTATCTATATCTGGCCTTTGCTGATGGTTTTTGCCTAACATTTGAGCTTTCTTTTTCTTACTCCAGGAAGGTGGCATGGGAATATTAAAAACACAATATATTTCATTGCCTAAACAGAAATTATTTTGATCTGACCAATTTTTAATGTCATCTTTATATTCCCAATACTTTAAGACTATAGGTCTTTTTTTCCAAGAATCTGCCTGAGTCATTCTTGGTTTAGCCATTCCCTTTTTAGGATATAAAATCATTATTGCACAAAAGGAACTGGATCTTTTATACTCATTTTATCTTCCTCCCCAATAACCTGAGAAACTATTTCTAAATTATAAGAGCCATCATAAACTATACCTACAACTCTACTTTTACCATCTTTTTCTATTTTCTGTATATGTTCTACTAAATCACTTCTAAAAAAAGCACCTCCTTTAGCAGCTCCTTTAGCATCTAAGTCTATAAAAGCTCTTACATTTTCCCCTAATTCTTCTTTTAAATTTTCTTTATTTTCCATTTTTCTTTTCTTTTAATAAATAATTATATTTTTTTAAACAATTAGCATGAACTATTTTATCATCATCTGCTCTTTTTCTATTACAAGGACACCCTTTAAATCCTTGATTACACATTGGGCATAAGTCCTTTAGATCTGGCTGTAATATATTAGACCTTGCCATCTTCTTCATTTTTTAACTTGTCCATAATATTCTTTAATCTAGTTTCTACAGCACCATCTACACTTGAATTATAAGTACCCCAATCACCTGGCCATACTTTAACTCCTTTTAATCTTCTCTTTGTTTTTATGTTAGACTGTTTTCTTCTTTCAACATAATCTTCATAAGATTCATTTTCTTGTCTTTTCATAATCTTCTAAATTTTGAAATAATTTATTTTTATAACCATAATTTGCACTTAGACACATTCTTACTAGACTAATTAATTTCTTTAGCATTTTCAATATCATCTTTAGGTAAATTATTTATAATATTTTGAGTTAAGATTTCAAGTCTATCTGTGCCATCATAAACTAAACCAACCATTCTATCTATTCCTTTTTCTTCTATAGACTCTATTACATCTTTAATACCCTTGTATTCAACAAATTTACCTCCTTCAGCATCACCCATAGCTCTCATGTCAATACAAACTCTGTATTGCATATTATTGTCTATTACTGTTACTCTATCGTTTGTAATTGCTTTTTGTTTTTTAGTCATTATTATTTCTTTTAATTTTTTCTAATTCAAATTCTAAGTGAGCTATTGCTTTAGTAAGACATTCTACTGGAGTGTCATGCTTGTGATAGCTCCGTAAGATGTAAGTGGTGGCAGTTGCGAGATGATAAGGAAGATCAAAGTTATCACAAACTTTTCTTGCTTCATAACCTTCTTTTCCTTTATAATAATCAGGCACTCTACTATCACTCATAATACCTCCAGATCTAGTTTTACCACCATACTGATCTATATTTCTATCTTTTTCATAATAGTGTTTATTATGATTATCCATTGGTTTCTCCATATTGTCCTTCTATATCTATATTAATAATTTTAATATCAACTTCACCTTCTTTTTTACCTATTTTTCTTAAAAGCTTACTTTTGATGTGATCATATATATCATCTTTGTTTTTAGATAAAGCAAAGGTATCTATACTATCTTGTTTTACTTTAGTCCTAATGTAATTACTCCTGCTGCTGTTTCTATATTCAAAATCAACTAGCACTCTGTAAATTGGTTTCTTCATTTATTTTTTCTAGTAATTGTAGTGGAGTATATATTGGAAGATTATCATTGTAGTTTTTATAGATACAAGTGAAATTTTCATCTTTACCTTTCTTCCAAGTCCACAATACTTTTGAAGTATTTTTTATCTGACCTCTTAAAAGTGATCTTATAGTATTGTATGCCATGTGCAAATTTAATTTTTTTTATTGAATAAAGTGATTTATATCATACTTTGTTGCGTTTCCTTGAGATAAGAGTTGTCATCTAAAGCTTCTCCTACTTCACTATACCTACCATTTTGTAAATTATATTTAAACTCAACTTTACCTAACTCTCCAATATGTCTGAATTTAACTTTCTGGACATAAACATCAGTTAAACCAGCTTTAAAATCTCTATAAACTGTTATTCCATTATCAACTTGATTGTAAAAGTTAGCAGAACCAGCCACATCATAAAGAGTTGGAACATCATAATAACCATTATCTTGTTTTTGCATCTTCCTGGGATGTGCTACCAGGAATATATGTATATCATATTTTTGTTTAAATATTGTAAGCTTAGTCAAAAACTTATTTATAAAATTAGTTTCGTTTTGACCTCCAATATTAGCATCAATTTTATTATATGGATCAATTATTAAAGCATTTATGCCATGCCTTCTAATTAATCCTTTTGCAGTTTCAAGAATAGAATCTATTTTATATACATCACCATCAGGTCTTATCCAATGGAAATGTTCTGATATAAATTGTTTAGCTGAACCTAATTCACTTTTAGTCATCCTATCATATCTAGTTATTTTTCTAAATGATTTACCAATTAACTTTTCGGCTAGTACAGAAAAATGTAGTTGCATTGGATAATGCTCTGGACTAAACACACCAAACTTCCAACCATGTTGAGCAGATAATCTCATTGCTAAATGTTCTAAAAAATTACTTTTACCATGAGTAGGTATTCCAGTTATCACAGTTAATTGTGAAGAAGCAAAACTAAATAAATTATCAAATGAATTATGATTAATAGTGTTACCTCTTTTTAAGCCTTGATCATATAATGTATCAATATCTACATCAAAATCATTTACATTCAACACACCTTCTAATGGATAGCTTTGAGCATTATCTATACAATGTTTAACTGCATCTTTATCGTAGCTAATTAAAACATCATTAATATCTTTACATCCATCTGGATATGCAACTCTATAACAAATATCTCTGCCTATTCTTCTTGATAACTCCTCTTGTAGCTTTTTACCTGGATCATCATTATCTACAGCTAAATAAACTTTCTCTAAATCTTCAGGAAAATCCTTTAAGTATTCCATCTTTAAATTACTAGCACCATTAGGTACTGAAACACAATTCTTATATCCTGCTTCATAAAATGCCAACTTATCCATTTCTCCTTCCACAATTATAACACTAGTCTTTCCTAATAAATCATCTAGCCCATACATGATTCTTTCGGCATCCTTTACTAGTTTAAAATTCTTAGCTGCATCTCTATATTTTACATTAATTAATCTACTATCTCTAAAGTATTTGAACTGTATGGTAGTTGCTTCTTTACCTATTTGTGGCATATATTCTTTACCCTCTGCAATTCTATTCTTGATCATAGTTTCAGCAGATATTCCTCTATCATAAAACCATTTTATAAGTTTTTCTGAGTAAACTTGATTAACATTTATTTCTTTAGGTAGAATGTAAGCCTTTTCTTGCATAAAGTTGTTTTGTTTTTTTAATCCACCAGTCCATCCACAGTTATGGCAATTCCAAACTCCTTCATCTATATTAACTGATAGACATGGATCACCTTTTTTCTTTCTTTCTTGAGAGCATTTAGGACATTGAGTCTTAACTTGTCCTGAATTTTTTTTTATTGTTATGCCATATTCGTGAAAACTCATTAAAATACCATTCCATCAAATTCACCTCCTGACACTCTACCCTTAATATTTGAAGTGATTTCATCATCCCAACATTCTTGGTTCAGCCAAGTGCAAGGATGTTTTTTAAATTTAATATCTGTTATTGAATCTGAATATTGTTGTGCAGCAACAACACATTTCTTGCAATTATCTAAACTTAATTTAATAAACTTATTAAAACATAACTTTCTGCTTTTCTTTACATTATAAGCTTCCCAAAATTCAGAAAATAAAACACTCTTTTCATTCTTAGTATTATCCTCTACATTTTTGAGGAGGGGTGCTCCACATTTTTGAGGAGGGGGTGTTTTTGCTGATGAAGGTATCTTTGAAACAAGAGAAATCATCCTTTGATCTACATTTTTGGCATCACTTTTAACTAAATATATCTTAATGAATTTATGAAGAGATAGGTTTTGTAAATTTCTACTTATGCTTTTAGGATTTCTATCAAATAGCTTTCCAAAATAAGCATTAGATGCCCAACAATAGCCTTTAAAGTTCGTTAGACAAGTTATTTCGGCATAAAGCAATCTTTCCATTGGATTCAGTTTTTTACTGTATCTAACATCAGCAGGAATTACTGCGTAATAATTTGGTTTTTCACTCATGTTTTGTTTTGTTTTGTTTTGTTAGTTAAAAAAAAGGGGAGAGTTACAATAATAAAAACATTTAATAGTTATATTTTGTCCGTAGTGGACACTCCCCCCTAATTTATTTAGAATGGTAAATCATCTTCTTGTTCAACTACTGCTTTCTTAGCAGATGGTTGCCCAGCACCTTTAGTTGGCTTCCAAGTATCTACATAAGAGTAATGTGTTATCCCAGTATCAGAAGGTTCTTTTCTTCTTGTTACAATAAGGTTTACCCAACCATTATCATCTAACTCTTTTAATTGTTTTGCGAAATCCTCAACCTTAATGCTTATTTTAAGTTGAGCACCTCCATTATCAAATGTTTTTTCTTTGATAATCATTCCATTTACATACTGTTTTTCTGTCATTTTTTGTTATTTATTAATTAATTTAGTTGTGTTCTTTTTTAAAATCTTTATTGATTTTTGCATTACATCAATCTGCCTTTCCATGTGATCTATTTTTGCTGCTCTATATCCAGTTGCGTACTCATCTTGTACAGCCAAGTACATATCTTTATATTTTGGATAATATTTTAAGTTCCATTTATGATCCTTTGTGTATTTTAAAACTGAAGCATGATGCCTTCCTACTAATACTCCTGCCCTAGTTGCAGAGCATCCCTCTTCTCTTAACATTGAGCCTAAAATACTTCTAGCTAGTGCTATATTAGTATGCCTATCTTTACTCCTTATAACTTGTCTTGATATACCTGAAACCAATTCTATTATTTTAGTTAAAGCTTCTTCATTACTACTCATATTTATTTCTTTCATCACTTAATTTTCTTGATTGTGTTAATATTTTTTTTGCTCTTTGTGTATCTAAATTTTCTGATACATAATACAATGAAGCTATAAACCTTTTCTTTTCAGAACTATAATGTTTAAATCTATCTACTTCATTGTCTAAAACTCTTGCTATCTCTAAACCTACTTCTTTGTAACATAGCTGTAAATACTTAGTTCTTAATGTTGATGAATGTATTTTTTCACCTAACAAACCTAAAGAATCCCATTTATTTTCTTTAAAATAAAATATTGGTATATCACTAAACATTTCTTTTGGAATGGCAGATAAGAAATTTATAAAATAATCTATTGGTATATATCCATCCTTATTTCTAGCTATTATTATATTTCTATATTTATGTATATAACTATATATTTTTCTAGCTTTTTGATCATTATTCAAATACTCCTCTTTTAAACATCTCTTGATACTGGTCTTTAGGATCTCTAGGCCAGTCGTTCTCCCTAAGATCCTTGATGATTTTTTCTGCTTCATTATAAGTCAAATCGTTAAAATTAATATTATCGTACTCTCTGCTAGTTCCAGATGTTTGCATAAGCTGTTCTATAAATCCTATCTGCCACATAGAACATTGCTCATCATCTAATATATCATCTATCCAGTCAGTCATTTTTATTTTGATTTAAAGTCATCAGACTCATCTTCACCGAAGAATCCATTTTCATAGAAACCAGCCAACTTTAGTACAATTCTTGACATAGCTCTCTTTTCTGCCATAGCAACTGGATATGCGTTCTTATTGTTTTTAGGAGTTGCTTCCCCAAAAGTTTGAATAATCTTATCTCCCATCTTTCCTTTTGCTTTTATTAAGCAATGTGAGTGATCATCAGATAAATTAACTAATTCATATTGAATTTCAATCCCTTGTGCCGACATAATCTTGTCTACACCAGCCCTAGTTATGATTGTGTAATGAGCATGTTTAAAAACATCTTCTTTAACCAGGTTGTTGGCAATGAATAATCTTCTTAATGTTTCTTTTTTAGTTTCTGCTACTTTATTTTCTGACATTTTTTTCTTTTTTTAATTTATCACTAGTTTTTATTTTTATTGTTGCTTGATATAATTCTTGAAACACATGCTCTGTATTCATGTATTTAGACAACTCATACATTTCTCCATAATATTTCTGCATATCATCTTGCTCTTGTTGGTGTTGAGCAAACACTTCTTTCATTTTTCCCATTTATTTAATTTTAGTTATTTTTCACTTATTTGATTAAAATGTATTGATGCCTTCTTTCTTTCTTCATTGTGAATGTCTGCATTTTTTTCTGCCATTGCTATTGAACCACTAAAGAACCCAAAACCATACATTATAATTGCTACCATAATACTTATTAGAATTTCCATGTTTATTAATTTTTAATTATTTTTTGTTATAATCTTTCAGCACATATTTTGTGGGTCTTTACTCTGTTTATTTTAATATTAATTTAATCTTTTGCCAAAATGTCATTTGTCTATAATCCCAATAGAAATTAATCGCTTGTGGTACTCCACTTTGGAAACAATGGATTTTAGTTGCC